TGAATTATATTCACATTTTAAATACGCTTCTTCTAGTAGCCTGTCTTTATTGATAGGCTCGAAGTCGTCTTTTGATAGTCCTAGTTTGTCCATCATCTTCTTCTGCAAGTCTGTCATGGTATTTTCCTGTGACTGCCTAGTTTCTTCATTCTTTTCAACTCTTAATTTAAGAGATAAGATTTCATCATAAAGAATCTTGATGTTTTCATCTACAGCGATATTTTCAAAAGCTTCAATGTCAATCTCATTACCGCTGATTCTTCCGTTTATAGCATCACTGATAAAGATATGCTCTCCAGTGCTGTTATTTGCTGTCAAATCAATGATTGTTGCTTTTTCATCAATCTGTGTAGTCTTACAGATAACATATAACTGCCACATTCCAGCACATTTGGTGATTGCGCTAGTTACTTTAAAAGCATCTTCTACAAGTGGTGATATGCCTGTGATTTTCTTTCCTGTTCTTCTGTCCTTATAACAATATGCGATATATCTGTAGTGATCCTCATACTCTTTTGGAAAGAAGAATTGCAATGTTTCATCCAGGTTTTCATGCTGATTGCCTAGAAAAATACTACTTTTTGACGGTCTACCCTGTTTATCAATAATAATATTAATCATTTAATCACCTCTTTTTCATCAAGCGTAAGAATAAATAAATTTACCACATACATATGCTTTGCTGACCGTCCCATGCATTGCCGTTAGCGTCCAATGGCTCGCTGTAATGTCGCCTGTAGAAGGATAATAACGGAGTGTTAAATCATTGCTCTGTGTCTGTACAGGGACGAACATGTTTCCTCTAGGTGACTTATCAGTGGGAAATCCTTCCCACATGTAACCCATAGTATTATTCGCTATGGGTGCAGTTACATTTCCATCCCACTTCAATTCAACAAGTTTTAACCCTTCATTATATCTATATTCAAGTTTGATCCCACAAGCGTTTATACCGCAGCTAATCCAAACACTCCATGCATTTTTAGAAACAGTTTCCATCAATTCCCTGATACTCATGTATTCCTGACATTTACGCTCTACAGATGTGATGTTTAAGCCGTTTAGATGGACTGCATATAATACTAAATCGCGTGTGCCAGTACCGCTGTATATGTCGGTCTGATTATATGACGGCTCTGCTCCACCTGCTGGGCCTTTAATCACTGTAAGTGTATGTGTCTCTTTTGTCCCTGTTGTAGTAAATCTAGCAACAATGAGGTCTGTTCTTTTAACGCCACTTGAACCATTTTCGATTCTAACTGTTTCGCTTCCAACGATTCGCATAAATCTTCCGTAATTGCACAGGATCCCGTCTTTTATCTTGATTTCATTATTAGAAATGATTTCAGCCGTCATTCTACTGCCAGCGTGTAAGATACCGTAATAGTCATATAATGCTAAATACATATATCCATGCAGCTCAGCGCTGACTTCTGCATCTGTTATATTAATATTCTTGATCACTTTGCATCACCTACCTTATAAGAAATTGAAATATCACCATCACTAATCTTGATAATTTTTTGAGTGATAGGCTCTTTAAATGAGATACCTGTAATATTTTCCTTTGCTCCAACAATGTCAAAAAGTTCTGCATTATCAGCATCAAAAGAGATTTCAAGCGTGTCGCTCTCATTTGCTTCTGCTACCTTTTCAATTGCATTCTTGGTTAATTCATCACGACTTTCAACATTCACATCCTCGTGTTTATATGTTTTTCTTTCTAATCCTGTATATACCTGATTGGATTCGGTCCATGAGCCGTCAGACTGAAGATATAGATTAATTCTTAATCTATCTAATAACTCACCTTTTCCCAGACACAAAATGTGATTGTATGGCTTTGATTCAGTCTTGACTGTCATATCTATCTGATAGTCATTGTCATACTGCAGCGTGTCACTTAAATCATTGATTTTTTCAGCATAAAGATGGACTTTCCCATCTGTACGATGTCTAATGCATAACCTCGCATTACTAGCACCTAGCGCTTTCTCTAAGGCTTGTAAAAGATTTATATCTCTTACATCATATTTAACGTTGATATTGCTAGCGCCTATGTTATCGACTACAAAGAGATTGCTGAACCTACCATCAATCAACACATTGATGCATGTGTTAGCTTCACCATTTAAAGTTAAATATGCACTTCCTGCTGGTGGTTGTACATATTCCTTTTCTAGCAGTCCTCGAAATGTAGGACCTATCAAAGTGATAGTGTTATCTGACGTATTAATCTTCAATCTCTGGGTTACTCCACCAATTTCAGTGTTCTCCTTATAGAAAAGAGACCCCACAGTAAACAAAGGGTCTCTATCTTCTAGTGATAGTGTTAACTCAAAATCATTCTTACTTACATCATACTTTCCTATCTCAATGTCAGCATTGAAATGAGTGAGGTATCCTAATTCATTGTAGTTACTATCTGTATAGATATATTCTAATCCCATCTAGGCTCACCCCTTCGCTCAATCAATACTATATCAACCTTCTCGACGCCTACAGTCGTTATATCAAAAGCCCCTTGAGGTATCTTCCTGAAAGTATCATAGTTCTTATTTCTAGAATTGAATATATTGGACCGCACTCCATTAGAAGAATATTTTGTGATAGTCTTCTTGAATGTGTCAATCTCTGCATATTCTTCAGCATTCAAGGTCACATATAATTGATAAGTGTTGTCACTGATATTAATAATAGGGTTCGTACATCTTCCATAGATTCGCATAATCATGTCCGTATCAGTAAATGATTCATTTACAACATTTACTGTTTTTTGGACTGAATACGTAAAAGGATACGTGAAAGGATATTTAGTGACTATTCTCGAACTGCTGGAAGTGAAGTCAGCGGTGTAGGTTGTCTCCTTAATCCAATAAGAATCGTCTGTAGTGATTTCAACATTTAAATATAAGAGTCTCTTATCAATTAGATATTTGCTTTTAGTGGACTTGATTGCATAGCAATAATATTTATAACCATTTATTTCAAAATATCCTTTCTCTTTTTTGAGGATGTCTATTTCAAAATGCTCATAAAATTGGTTTTTAATCTCATTGGCTTTCTGCTGATCAACAAGAAAAACAAAGGGAATTGTCTTAGTGACAACCCCTTTATAAAATCCTGTAATCCTATTGTTATTCGTTTTAACGCTCCACTCAAAATCACGTAAATCACTATAATTCGCAAAGATACCAAGAGAAGTAAAGTCTAGTGTTTCATTGTTTGAATTTGTATGTTTAATTTTATCCAGCATATTTTCTCACAATCCTTCCCACTTCTCGACCATCTAACATAACAGCAAAAGAACCATCATTTAGTGCTTTTACAATAATATCGTGTAGTCTATCTTCATCGCTTAATAAAGCAATAATTCTATGTAATGCGTCTAGGATTTCATCAGCCCTATTGTTAGATGCCTGATTAATCATCTTCATCAATGTATCTCTACCAGCCACAACCTCAGCGCCTGCTTCTCCGGCACCTAGCATCTGACCGTTTGACATTCCGAAAATTGTTGGGGCGTCCAAAATCATTGGATTGTCCATCGCCTGTGCATACCATTTAATACCCAACGATGGGATTTTGCCTTTTAATAGGTCACCCACATTCCAGCCGTTAGGTTTGATATTAAAATGAGGTAGCGGAATATGCGGCCATGAGATCCTAAAATTAAAGAACCCTTTAATTTTATTGATGATGGCTCTCACAAAATTAGCTGCGGCACTCATTGGTGACATGATAGCGTTCTTTATGCCATTCCAAACACTTGAGGCATGCGACTTAATGAAGTTAAAGCCTACTCTAACACCATTCTGCAACTCTCCTATAATCGCTAAAACTTTAGTCTTAGCACCGAAAATAGGACTTTCAATAACTTTCTTTATGTTATTAAAGATATTTGAAACACTGTTCTTTAAACTTTCAAAAAGGTTTTTCGCTGTACTAGTAAGAGATCCTCCCATACTAGTAATACCGTTCTTGATTCCATTAATAAGCCCTTTTCCTAAGTTCCACCAATTTATTGCATTCCATACCGCAAAAATCGCATAAATAATTTTAGGAATATTTGCAATCAATGAAGGAATAGACATTACAAGACCTTTAATGATTTCAGCAATGATTTTAACTCCCCATGCAAAAATAGTCTGTGCGCTGTTAGAGAATGCATCTGCTAGATTTGCTATGATAGTAGGCACTTTAGATATTAAAGTAGGGAGTGCTGACATTAATCCCTGAACTAAATAGAAGATTAACTTCATTCCCATCCCTACAAGTACAGGAAGATTAGTCAAAATGGCCTGTGAAAATTGGAGTAACATGTCCAATCCTTTAGATATTAAAGTAGGCATATTGCTAGAGATTGACTGACCTATTTTATCAATCATACCAGAACCAATTAGACTAGATAATTGACTGAAAATAGGAGATATAATACCAGGCAATGCGCCAATTAATCCAGCCACTAAATTAATAGCTGCAAGGATTAAAGAAGGCGCTAAATCAATGATCATATTCATTAGCTGCGGTGTTATCTGTATTAATGCATTAGGAAGTGCATTAAATACTTCCTTGATTTTTGGAGTCACATTTTTGGCAAGAATTCCCAAACTCTTAGCAAATTCACTAATAAGCGGTCCAACTGCCTGTTTAGGGTCTGCTAGACCTGTTAAAAGGTTATCCCATGACGCTTTAGTCATCTTCATAGCGCCGTCGATAGTTTTCATCGCTTCTTTGGCTGTTGTACCTGTAATGCCTAGATTCTTCTGTATTTCATGGATGGCATTATAAACATCACTTAGATTATTGATATCGTAGTGTATTCCTGTCAGTTTTTCAGCGTCCTTAAGCAATCGTTCCATTTCTGATTTAGTGCCTGAATATCCAAGCTTTAAATTATCTAACATTGTATAGTTAGATTTAGAAAATCCTTGATAAGCATTTTGGATATCTTCCATATTGGTACCCATCTTATTCGCATTATCAGCCATATCAATAACAGTTTGATTAGCAACTTTAGCCGCTTCTGTTTCATTTGCGGTTGATTGCTTTAATGCAGCAGCGAAAGAAGTAATAGTGTTCATATAATCATTCGCACTCATTCCAGCCGTCTTATATGCTACTTTCGCATTATTCATGACTTCTGTCTGCGCCTGTATTAACTGATCATATTTTCCTCTTGCTTGTTCAACTGTCTGCCCGATACTCTGCGCATACTTTTTTAGGCTCAGACCTTGAGCACCGAATAAGGTTTCGACACCACCGACTAACTGCTCATATTCAGCATAATGCTGTATAACAAACTTCGTAATAGTGCCTATAGCCGTTGCAGCTGCAGTTGCTCCAATTATTGCAGCCTTGCCGACTTTAGAAGCAATCTCACCTGTCTTGTTTACAGCTTTTTCAATCTTGCTAGATTCTTCTTTTGCTGTATTAGTAGTGTCTTTTATACCTTTTTTTGTTTCTTCAACTCCTTTTAATCCGATAGATCCAAAGAGTTTAAATAATTCTAACATTTATTTCCCCCTCTCTTTTTTTCTTAAAGATTAGGATTAAAACTGTTAAGAATTTCATAGGAGTCATTTATAGTTGTTTCCATCTCTTCATCTGTCATTGTTTCAGATGTTTCAATTCCTGTGTTTTTCTTCCATTTAGTCATCATTTCATTCTTAAAGTCAGCGTATGACTTATCATATACTTTTGATTTCCAGATGTCGTATAACTTCTCGTCTGACACATTGTCAGCAAGTTCAGAAATGAACTCTGAAAAATTAGAAAAAGAGATCATGTTATCAATCAGTTCCATGGGGTTGGAATACCTCTTGTAAACCAAATCCATGAAGCCGACTTCTCCTATTTCAGCAATCCAGAAACAACCTTGTAAAAATCTTTGAATTCATCTTTTTGAAAGATTTCAATAATCATCTGTGCAAGTTCTGCAAGTGATAAGCATTCAACCTGCTTTCTATTTAGATTACTTACAGCTGACAAGAATTCAAAAACCTCATTTTCACATTTTCCAATGTTTTCAAAAATAACTGCGCAGCAAGAAAGAATGATATTGAAACCAACTTTTTCAGTTAGTTCCTCTTTTGATAGTCCTTCCTTGTTTTCTGCTAATTTAGCAATCTCATTCGCATTAAAGCATTTCTTGAATTCCATGATGCCAAACTTATTGATTAGTTTAATGATTAAAAATGCATCTGTCGCTTTTAATTTTCTTAATTCATATTCCATAAATAACTCCTTTCAATCCTTAATTTAGTTATGCAGCTGCGGCACTAGGGTAATAGATGTGATAAGGTAGTACATTCTTATCAGCCTGTTCCAACTTCGCATAACACTCAAATTCTGCTTCAGGTACTACCATCTTTTTATTTTCACCTTCAATAGAAAAACCTGATGTGCATAGTGCCTTATCAAAAATAACGATGATTGGAGTTCCATCAATCTTCTTTCCGACATATGCTAGATTTTCGTAATAGTCACCTGTTTCAATCTGTGGCTTAGATACTAATTCTGTATATCCTGTTACCGTACTGCTCTCCACTTCTTTAGCAAAGATAGACTTTTTAATAAAATCAGGAGTGATTTCTGCCATTTTAAATTTCATCTTGGCGCTTTCTCCGACTTTTAGAGTGCCACCAACGAATTTGACTGTTGCTCCATCGATATCTAAGTCTAATAATTCAGGAGAAAAACTTACTGAACCACCGCCTGACGTTGCGCAAAATAATGATTCTACAAAGTTCCATTTACCGCCTTCGTATTTCAAGCCCTTGTGAATAGTTCCAGCACCTAACATAATGTTTTCAGGCGTTTTGGCTGTAATTCCACTTGAAGGAATTGTTCCGTCCATACTTATACCTCCCATTCTTGGATTGTTAAATTAATCTGTATTTTCTGCAATTCTATATCGTCTACACGAATCGGCATTGAATAGTCAAAATATACTGCTATGCCTGTTCCGTTTGATAAAATGGCCCTCTTATCTTTGAGGGCCTTTTTAATAATTTCCTTTTGCTTTTCTAGTTCTAAATAACTGCCTCTTGTTACACCTGTAATGATAAAAGTGGTTTCCTGGTAATTGGTCTCTGCACTGTATTCAGTTTCGATATATTCCCCAACCCAATAAGGGTATTCAACTCTATCAGTCTTGTAATAGAGAAAGTGATAGTTAATAAGTGGCTTTAATGCATCGGAAATAAAATTCAAGCCTTCTGGTGTCATTCTCCAATGCCTCCAAAGATTTCCTCAGCTCTTGCTTGAATCTTCTTCTTAGATGTGTTTTTAGCCTTTTCAAGTGCTCTAGATGGTGCTTTTCCTGTAGTAGTAACCCATCCATATTTAGGGTGCTTATACTTCCACTTGGTTTTGCGACCATTACCTTTAAGAGCGTACTCACCTGTGCCGAACTCTTCCCATATAGCATTTTCTTCTGCTGATCCAACAATCCCAATCATATTGTCAGCATCTACCACATGCTCCCACGAGTTTTTCAACTGTCCGGTGTCTACTCTAGTGTTTCTCTTAACTTGTGACTCAAGTTCTCCACTTGCTTCTTCCAAAAACTTTAAAGCTGCATTCTCAATTTCATCAATGATAAACATTGAGTTATCTTCAAATTGTATTTTGCTCATTCTGTGCACCTTTGTATCGTAAATAGATTTCTAAATGTTGATGCATTCCCATCGGATCATCAATCAAAGTCACATCATAGACTTCACCATTCACAATCAATCTTGAGTTATCAGCACTATAGCCTTTCAAATCCTTATAATCACAAATGAAAATGTGGGTTGATTCCTGTACTTTAGCGTTGAAATTTGTGTAATGACTATCACCGCTTGACAAGTCTAAGAAACCAAACAAAGAGATTGATTCCGCATAATCTTCAATAGGCTCACCAATCTCGTTGAAAGAATATATGCATTTTTGAAGAACTGCTGTAATATTTCCACCTATCATATTAGAACCTTGCTTTCATATAAGGTTTTAAAAAGCCCGTGAGCGACTTTGGATAGCCTAAAGAAGAATTATCCCCATCCATGTTAAAGTAGGTCACAGAGTGTCTAGAAATTGTTTCTGACTGTACTCCGACTTTGCTTCTATTCTCTTTATCCCATTTCATGAGGTTGATAACACCCATTTTAATGTCAGCAGGATATTCTACTTTAGTGCATAGTACACGAACCTCATTATTGACAGGCTTGTCAACCATAAAGTCATGCTCATTTGCTTCTGTCACAGTATATAAAGCATCATTAAATGATGAATTAGATACCTGTACAGTGTCACCAACCTTAAAAAATTGAGGACCAGTAAAAGAAAAACGACCGTCTGAAATATTGGCGGTCGTTCTAAAATTGCGCATTTGGAAATTATTATTAGTGTATTTTCTAATCATCAATTCTAAGGCTTCTAATTTCATTTTGATGATTTCGTCTGAGTCATCTGTATCATTCAAAAGCCTGAACTCTTCAATTGTCATGATCATAGAAAATCACCTCTTTTCTTATTTTTTAGCATTGCCTTTTGGCTTGGCTTCTGTTTTTGGTGCTTCTGAAACTACCTCAGTTTCTTCTTTCACTTCTTCTACAGTATAGCCATGTTCTTCGAACCACTGCGCCACCCATTCGTCATATACTTCAGCCTTGCCATAAGCAAACTGAACACCTGCAGCACCGATGCCACAGTAATCTTCAATAGGTGTCTTCACTTCATAATGTTTCTTTTTATCCATAGTCATGCCTCCTATAAGATTTTAACGTTTCTTAATACTCCAGCGCCTTTTGTATTCTTTAAGGCAACACAGGCAACCATTTCAACTTCACCCTTCTTGACTGCTCCTGGGGTGTTGAAATCAGGTAAATAAGTATTCACTCCGCTAGATCCTGTTAAAGTAACACCGTGGAATCCTTTCTTTACATCGAACTTAACAGCATAGATATCTGTTAATCCTGTCACACTTTCTTCAGAACCAACACTTCTAGTCTTTAATCCGATGATAGGAGTTTCGACAGCTGTTTCTCCTGAAGCAGTTACAACGTCGCCTAAATCAATTAATCTTACTTTGTTTTCTCCAATAGTAGTAACGACACGACCGAAAGCTTCTTCACTTTCTGTCTTATATCCTAAGACTCTAGCGACAGTCTGAATTTTAGATTTCATATCTTCATTCACAAATAAAGCGTCTGCGCCTGTTCTATTGATTAATTTGATTAATGCTTCATAGAATACACTGGCATTTTCTTCTAGCTTAGCCATTGTTGATAAGTCATAGTAAGCGCCTGTATTAAATTCTGTTGTCTGACCAACTAAGAACTTGTCTAAGCCGTCAAAGGTTTCAGAGTTAGTTGCTGAATCTCCATTAATCATCGCATTGTGGAATGTTCCGATTGCTGAGATGACCTTTTCATCGATCTGGTATGCCATGTTATCGTACATGCCTTCTGCATTCTTTATAACACGGTCAATTTCGAAAGCACCACCAAATACCTTTAAGTTAACGGCTTTCTGTTCTAATTTTGCTTCACTAGAAGCATATTCAGTATTTAAAGCACGGAATGCAGTGCTAGAAGGTAATTTAGTCTGTACATATCCATATGTTAATGTAGAGCCTCCACTTGGTGATACTGCATTATCAAATGGTAATAATTCTAATACTTCGGAATGTCTGATAAATGAGTCAACTACTTGTTCAGCGACTTTGTCATGCATTCCAACTTTCATGTCTTTTAATAAAATTGGCATATATTAATCCTCTCTTTATTCTTTATTTTCATATCTGTTTCTGATTGCTCCTGTCAAAGTGGTTGGTTCAGGAGTATCGTCGTTTTTGCCACCTGGCAAGTTATTTTCATCAATTTTCTTAGATGTTTTGGCTTCGAACTGATTAGGATAAATAGTCTTTAAATTCTTCATTTTTTCATCAATGCCTTTTAACTTGCCGTTTTCGTCAAGTTCGGCCTTAAAATCACTGTCATTACCTAATTTAAAAAGTAAATAATCAATGTCGTCAGCCTTGGCACCAGCTGAAAGAAGTTCAATCTTTAATGCTGACTCTGTCTTTGCTTTTTTTAGTTCTTCCTGCTGATTTCTGATAGTTGTCTCAAATTCTGCAATCTTAGCAGCCATATCTTCGCCTTTTCCGGCCGATTCTTTTAGACCTTCAATAAGTTTCTGAGCGTCCGTTAAATCGGTATCTTTCTTATTTAATAATTCCTCAAGAGCCGTATATTTGCCTTTATCAACGTATTTACCGCTTGCTAGATTTGCAATCTTAATCTGTTTATCCTTATTCGCTTCATTGCCGTTATATGCATTTACTGCATTAGCCACCTGTTCAAATAACTCAGTGCCTAGAATATCCTTAAGAAAATCCATGTAATACCTCTCTCCGCTACGTTTTTAAATCTAGTGTCTTCTAGTGCGGTCGCAGTTTTAACATCATGCTGGATGAATTTTATAAACCTTTTAAATGCCATGTTCAGGGCAAAATAAAAAGAGCCTACGTCTAGCCTCTGTTTCTATTTCTGTTTAATACATTGTTTTTATTCTTGTATTGTGGTGGATCATGAGAAAGTTCTACTGTTTCATAGAACTCATGACCGCATATCATGCACTCATAGTGCGTTTTTCTGATTGCACAGCCTCTGTTTTTATCGAAGTATCTTCTTGATTCTACTTCAAAATAACAGTGCCTGTGTGGTCGCAGTCCTTCAGACATTAAATACCTCCTTTCAGGGTAAAATAAAAACCGACTATTTGTCGGTTTTACTTTTCTGATTTTTAAATTCATTAATCATTTTTAATATATATTCGTTATTCCCAATATATTTTTCACTACCAAGCACATCTAAAGCAGCTGTTGCAACATACCCTATAGGAACATTGAGTAAACATATCTCATTATTTTTATGCTGTCTTATTTCTTCAATAAAAGATTCATCGGTTATATTTTCATCAATCCCTTGCAAAAGTGCTTGCATAACAAATATTGGTTTATTGCTCCTCATCTTGTTGATGGTTTCTATAAAGCTATTATCATTCATACCTTTTAACCTCCGCGTTTCGAAGTTCTATCAGTCTTTCTACAACATCATTGTATCCCTCACGCTTTGCGAAGTCAATTTCTACTTGATATGCTCTGATTTCTCTTTCAGCACACTTTTGTAAATTTTGAAAAACCCTGAATCCTAAATAGCCATCATTTCTATCATCACAAAAATGCTGATATTCATGTAACCAAGCGCTTATGCTAGCGCCTTCCTCTATGTTAACACTTCCAGGTGCTCCAGCTTTGATATTCGGAAAATAACCAATACAATCACTTCTTCTAGTAATTTCAACTCCACTATTATGCATATCGTTTATAATTGCTTCTAATTTTTTTGGGTGAGATTTTTCCGCTGCTCCAATATACTCTCTAATTGGATCGCTATCAGCATGAAAATACTTCTTCCTTTTCTTAGTTTCATTGACTTTAAGATATTTCTTTTTAAAATCCTCAAAATCCTTGCTTTTATCTAAACCGTAGTAGGTCGCTCTTTCTTTTAGTGTCTTGAGTTCGTCAGCATCTAAAGCCCATCTAGCACGTTGAAGTAACGCACATCTGCAGTTTACATCCTGTGAAGCAATCCCAAAGCCTCCAGGATACATGACTTCCATATCATCTACCACAAAAGGCTCGTCTATTTCTGCAAGCTTCCCATCAAGAACTCTATGAAGTGGTCTAGTTCTTCCATCTAGTGTAGCATCCCATTGTTTGACTACTTCGCAGCCTTTGGCTTTTGCTGCATGCTGTGCGTCATTGGCACTAAGAACCTGTATTCTATGCCCTTCTGTTCTAGCAATCCTCATTGCTTTATTAAAACCAATATTAGACGCTCCATCTATGTTTCTAGCAATATGCGCATATGATGAGGATGTGGCTATGCCTCTTGAGATATGCTTTGCAATCTGCTTCTTAAGAATACCCACGTCAATACCCATTCTAGTATACAGCGGTACACTCAATTTAGTATTTAACGTCATAGCACTTGTGACTTGCTTCTCATTGATAGGAGTAATTAGTGGAATGCCTTGGCCCTGAATATCGTACATAGTTCCGATATATCCTGTGTAATAGGAATCTGTTAGATATCTTGTAATGCTGTCATAAGAATCAGCGTTCAAATTCCCTATCAGTTCATCTAACTGCTTTTTGAGATTTTCTTGAAACTTCTTCTGATATATCTGAGATTGAAGCAATGATTTCTGCTTATCATCTAATTCATCAAATACAGAAAGGAGTAAATCAATCTTACCGTTTGAAATCCTTATCTTCTGCTCTACTTCTTTAGCTGCATCTTCATATATCTTTTTTAATTCCTTCAGAAGCTTCTTTTCCTCTCTTATCTTGGCTTTTTCAACTTCTAGCTGTCTCTTATTCATCTGGCACCGTATTGTTTAACGTATCGGTAACATCATCTACTTGCTCGTACGCTTCTTTTGGCTTTGGGAGTTTATCTTTGATTTCTTCATAATCAATATCCAACTGTTCACAAATCAATTTAACAATAGTCTCATTATCGATTACTTCAGCAAGTGAAAGAATTGTATCAATTTCAGCCTGTCTCTTCTGAGCCTTCAACAATTCAATCTGTGCATTGTCTAGCTCATTTGTGATAATTTCTTTTTCAAAACTATAATAGACATCATCGATATCATAATCAGTCCTATTGTTCTTGTTGATTTCCTTTAGAACAACCTCAAGGATATTATCCAGGAACTCTTCAATCCTTGCCTGCAGCTTATTGCATTTAAGATCTAGAAGAGCGTATCTTGATTTAATCACAACATTTGTAACATTGCCGTCACCTACCTGAGCACTGTTGAATCCCATACCAAAGCGATAGATGTTTTCTTCATCTTTATCCATGTTAGCAATTCTTGCTTGATAAGGCACTTCGATAGTATGAACCTCAAGCCCTCCACCTTCTGGAGTTCCTATCATCTTCTTTGTTTTTAAATTGGTTTGCAACTCTTCAAAGTCATTTCCTTCGAATCCTTTTACCACGTATGTTGGATGGTCAAAGTCGGCTAAGTTGTTAGACAATCCACAAGCCATCATGTCATAATCGTCAATCAACGATTTAATAGTCTTGACTCCTGAATGCTGCTTCTTGTTGTTGTCTAGTCGAAAGAAAGGTATATAACCAAAATTCTCATAATAAATAGTATCGTCGCCATCTTTTGTATAAATAACGTGTGGTCTTGGATTAATTCGTTCAGAATCATCTAAAAGAAGTCTTCCGTTTTCTTCCTGAACATAGTAATATGTCTGATTTTCATCCCATACCTGAATACGTTTAATCGCTTTGTTATCTTTGGTCAGTTTATCGATGTACCAATAAATGACATATGCGCATCCATCATCAGTCTCTCTTTCTCTGACTTCAATAACTCCTAGAGAATCAGCACGCTCGAATGTTAATCTGCCTTTCTTGTTTACGTAGGCATACATATATTCAAAGCCTTTCGTGATAGCTCCAGTAATCACTTCACTAAGAGCGTTTTTGAATTTTCTATTGAAATACTTATTTAATTCTTTCTGCAGTTTAGTGTCATCTGAGTGAACTATGCCGTCTTTTCCACTCAAGATATACTGCACTTCCTGGTCCACCAATTCACCAAAGAAGCCATGACACTTCTTAACATTGGCTCTAGTTGTATCTTCAACTAAAACACCATCCTGATTATAGTAGAACATTCTATAATCTAAGATATCGTGTTCAGACTCATAATAGCGTTCTCCGACTCTTGCAAGTCGTTTCTTTTTTGATGTTTTATCATTGTTAATAAACTTCAAGATTTCTTCTTCTGTCAGCATTCAATCACCTCTTTTTCAAAGTCATCAGCTAAACCAACAATATGATCAGCATAATTTCCAAATAAATCGCACATTGTTTCTTCTGTATAGCAATCCATTGAGAAGCCTAGAGAAAATAAAAAACAGTGACATAACTCATGTATCACTGTTCGTCTTGTTAACTCCTTAGACATCCCTTTTCGAATATAGACTGTTTGTTCTAGAAACTTCGTAAGGCCTAGGATAGTGTTATCACCATCGTTTAAAAAGTCCTTATCGCTGTCGGCATATTCCATTGTCCAGTTGATTCCATTAATACTAAATTCCATGTAGTTATCTCCTTTACAAAGTCCACTTTTTCTGAAGTATTTCGTACTCCATGGCGTATCTAGTGGCATCGATAGCATGGTTATTCTTATCGGGGAAGTCACCTCTAAGGTTGCCGTCCTTATCTTTTTCAATCTCATATTCATTGAATTCCCTGTAAGCATTAGGACATCTAACAGGATCTATAATTATCTTGTCTAGGTCCTGAAGGAACTTTATTCCATTGTCTACACTGTCAGCGCCTTTCTTTGCACCGATGATATTGAGACCTAATAACTTGAATTCATTAATAGTTCTTGGTTCAGCTGAATCAGCAGTGACTAGCTTATTGAGCGGGTTAATCTCTTTTATGAGTTTCACGGCCTTGGCATTTGATAGTCTAGTTCCATATACTTCACCAAAAATAAAAAGACGCCTGCGCGTCTTGTCATAGTTTGCTTTGACGTATGCTAATGGGTCACCAGCATAGCCAAAGTCCAATCCGTTTTTTAATCTATCGAATACCTGTATTTCCTCGTCGGTTATCTCACGTATATCAAGGTTTGTGAAAACCTCGCTACCTGTTCCGGTTACCTCTCCCAAATAGTCATGCTTATACTTATCAGGCTTTGTCTCCTTCATGTGGTCGGCTTCTATTAAGAACTGCTCCCCAAGCCACTGAGGTGGCGCCTGTAAGTAAGTTGTGTGAGAGACATATGTATCATCCCTTTTTACTAGAACTTGCCTGTTGCACCAATTTCTTTGTGATTCAGGAGGGTTGAAAGAGTAAAATACACAATACTCATGCCCACCACGAAGAAGTGACTGATTGATATTGGTTATTTTATCGTATGTTTCGAATTCGTCGCATTCTTCATACCATACGTATTTAACATAACCGACAAACACTTTGATAGATTTCAACTTCTTAGGATTGTCAGCACCTTTGAATATTATCTGTTGTCCTGTCGGCCTGTATGTCATCTGTAACTTAGATTCAGGTATATCCCAATCTTCTTCAGCCTTCAGCATGAATATGCCCCATTTAATCTGTTCATAGACTGAGCCCCTTAAAGTGTCCTTTACACGTCTGATAACAACGGCATTACTCATTACACCACGTTTCGCATCTCTCATAATCCCTAAAGGAATTTCTGTACCAATGAAAGAAGACTTTAAGGAACCACGTCCACCCTTTAGCCAGTAATGTGTATATGCATTGGTCTTAACATATTTATGAAGATCATAGAATGCTGGGCCTATAATGTCAGAAAGCTTTGCTCTATTCGATGTCATCTATAATTACTATCTGTCCATTTGACTTGATATCAAGACTACTGTCAGGCTTATTACCGCTTAAGTCTCTAATGAATTCTGCTGCCTTAGTGTCGCCCTTCATTGCCTTCTGAACCTGTTTAATGAGTATTGCATCCTGTACAGTCACATTCTTGCCATTCAATGCAGCAAAGTTCTTTATTGTGTCCACATCAGCTATCTTACCGGATTTGAGAGACATGGAAAGAAGCGATGCAAGATTGTCTTTCATTGCCTTCTTTTCTCTTCTTGCCTTGACAGATGCAAGTCCGCCTTTACGGCCGTTCTCTCTTCTTTCTTCTGGTGTCATGTTTGCGAACTCACTTTTTGCCATTATCATCACCCGCCTTTCAACGCAAAAAAGCAACCCATTCTTTGAGTTGCTTTTACAAATTAAAATAATAATATAATCATGTTGGAATTGTACCTTACTACATCAGCTCTTACAATAAAAAAAGGAAAGCGTCACGATTCGAACGTGAGTCTCCTCAGTGGAAAAACCATACATCAAAGTGTAATCAACCTCTATACTACTACTTCCCTTTTTTTCTATTTAACCAAAACTCCTTAACTTTGTCAACCATTCGCCTTTCTTTATCGGTAAGCCTTGCCGCTCCTTTTTTACCGTCATTTTCAATAACATAAAAAAGGAGCCCTTATGAGCTCCTAAATTCTTAGCAGTCAAAATGCCTTAATCTGCTCGTCTGAGAGGTCATCGGCTACTATGCATGGAACTGTCTCAAGTCCTAGCTTTAGCGCTGCTTTAAACCTTGTATGACCGCATACGATGATATTATTCCTATCAATCACTATAGGAACTTTAAAACCAAACTCCTTGATACTGTTCATCACCATTGGAACGGCTTCATCATTCCTTCTAGGATTGCGACTATAAGGGATTAGATCAGCAATAGGCTTCTGCGTTACCTTGATGTCATTCATCTGTTATTCTCCTTCCTGGTAAAATAAAAAGAGGCTATATGTGCCTCTATCTCTGTATGGACTCTTATGTATTTACATAATACCACACTATTGTTATTACAAATCATTAACAATTAGGACTTTTTCACATAATAACTGATAATTCTTTGACTGCATCAAGTATATACGTTCTTACTGTTGCTGGAGAATAGTCCATAATTTCAGCAATATCATATACACTCAAACACTCTATATATCGATAAAACAGTATGTTTCTATATGTCATACTGCTCAATCTATCAATAGAATCCTTTATTTCTTGCATCTGAGACAAGTATTCATCTTTCATGATGATGTAATCATTTTGAGTTTTAGGCTCGCCATAAGAACATCTTTGAGAATCGTCATATCTGATTGATTTAACATTAATCATTTTATTGTTGATATACTCTACCCTGTTAGCCATGCTTTTATATGATTTTAGAAATGTTCTTGTCTCGTCAATTGTCATAAAGAATCCTCCTGATTACTCAAAAATAAAAAATAAATAAATCACTATCACCAGTACAAATAAAATAAAAAACAAAAATTAACCTCCTTTCTGGAGAAGAAGAAAACAGTCCTTTACTCTTCCTATTGGTTTTCAATTTCCGTCTTCTCTTCTCCCAGCAACACCATAACTTTAGTTGGATAGCAAAATTAGCGCTTCATACTCTTATTCTTTGCAAAAGAAGGTGAATGAGATGGAAGCAAAGCCATGACACTGCTGTTGTTTGTTGGTTTTAGAATAGAAAAATATGTTAGGGCATCGAATCCATGAGAGGATCTTGCTTTTAGAAAAGAATCTATTAAGTATGAGGGGTCCTAATAAATTTTCTTGATAGTATATAAAATCTAATAAAGAACTCAATGCCCTGTTTGATTATCTGATGAACTCTGATTGAATGAATCTAGCTAGATCCAAATATTCGTTATGGTCTGTTTTCTTTGTAGAAATATCATCTAAAGAAATAATCATATTTCTATTATTTCGTGTTCTTGTTGCAATGATAACTCTATCTGCTTCGTAATTAACACCATCATACCAAAAGCTCCCGTTGTCTTTTTTGCTTTTGAAGTTCTTCAGATATTTAATACGCTGTTCTGCCAACTCCAACGAAAGAAAATATTCATCAAACACCAAATTATGTGGTTGTCCATTTGTGTAGAACGCTATTCTGTACGGATATGACTCTTTTTTGTGCTTTATCAATTCAAATCTAACTCTTTCCAGATTGATAACAGAAAAATTATTTCTCATGTATTCTTTTTCTTCTTCCGTTCTTGGCTCTTTGAATACTCTGAACACTTCAATGAAGTTACATTTTAATTTATTCGGTTTTTTTTCTATCTGCAGTATTGGCTTTGGTTTAAGTTTGATTGTTGGTTCGATATCTTCAATAACTCCATCAACCCATTTGATTTTTAGACGAAGATCATATTTACGTGAATTGTATATCTTGTCATTATTCAAATGGTATCTAAGTGCGTTTGTTGAGATTCCAAAGAAACCCCACATTTTATTACTGCTCCCACATGCTAAAAAGCTGCCATCATCTGCATTGTATGCATAATAAGAACCAGTTCTTATCATTTTTCTATGTCTCCTTTATCGTTGTTTTGAACTTATATTCAAAAATCTTTTTCTTAATCTTATATACTTCTGTTTTTCTGCCTTTGACGTCTTCTACAACTTTAACGTTATTGATGTAATAGACGAAGTCAGCAATATACTCCATCTTTCTTCTTTTTCTCTTCTTCCCGTCAATTTCGATTTCAAAAGGAGGGATCAATACAAACGGCACCTGTAATTGCAAATCGTTAATTAATCCGTCTTTTTCCATCTGCTTTAATTCCAAATAGCGTTTTGCTTCCTTCTTGGAATCGAATGTGAAGCCGTCAACTGTAGTTTTTCTTGAGTTGTACTTGCTCATTAGAATTGGATATCCTCTTCATCCATGATTAAGCCTTCATCCTCAAACTGCTGAATCAGTCCATTGCTCGCATAGTTATTAACAGGTACTTGACTATTTACTGGTGCTTGTGCTGCAGTAGCTGTATTACTATCCATCTTTGTATTAATAAACTGTACAGAGTCAGCAATCACCTCAGTAACATATACCTTCTGACCTTGATTGTTCTCATAGTTTCTTGTCTGAATGCGACCATCAACAGAAACCATCGAACCTTTAGAACAGTAACGTTCTGTATTTTCCGCAATCTTCCCCCAGCATACGCAGTTAATGAAGTCAGCCTCCTGATCATCGCTCTTGAAGTTTCTTTCTACTGCTAGATTGAAAGAAGTGACTGCCTTCCCACTCCCTGTTCTTCTTAGTTCAGGGTCTCTTGTGAGTCTTCCGACTAATAA